AACCTCTTCAGGTAATCAAACAGCAGCATTAAAGTCTCTTAACGGTATTACAACGTTTGTTGTAGATGAAGCAGAGGAATTGGTTGATGAAGGTGTGTTTGATAAGATTGATTTCTCTATACGTTCTTTACTTAAGCAGAACAGGGTAATATTAATACTGAATCCAACAACTAAGGAGCATTGGATATATCAACGTTTCTTTCAGAATGAAAACGTACTTCCTGCATCCAATACCTTAAAAGGAGATACCACTTACATTCATACAACTTATAAGGACAATAAGAAAAATCTATCGCAATCATTCCTGCAAAGGGTATTTGAAATGAAGCGTAAAAGACCTGACAAGTATCAGCACCAAATACTAGGTGGTTGGTTAGCTAAAGCAGAAGGTACTATTATAAGAAAATGGAGAGTTGGAGACTTTATACCTACAGAGCTTACTTGTTATGGTCAAGATTATGGATTTTCAGCCGATTTAACGACACTTGTGAAGATTTCTATAGATAAGCACGCAAGAAAGGTTTGGGTTAAGGAAATCTACGGAAAAGCCAATCTAACGACATCTGAGATAGCCACAAGGAATAGAAATGAGTGTGGTATGGACTTAATTATATCAGATAACTCTGAACCCAGACTTATTAGTGAGATGAAGGCATTGGGACTTAATATAAAACCAACCGTAAAAAAGAAAGGTAGTATATTGTCTGGTATTGCACTTATGCAGGACTACGAGATAATAGTAGATAGAGGTTCTCACGGTATTATAAGAGAGCTAAACAACTATGTATGGAAAGATAAGGGTGAAGTACCTATTGATAAGTTTAATCACTTCTTGGATGCGATACGCTACGGAATGACTTATTTGATACAGGGAAAGAACTCAGGTGTTTATACAATAAGGTAAAATAATAATGGAATTAGGTTATTACATTTAATTTTGTTATCTTTGATTAAATTAAATAATTATGACAACGCCCGTAAATAAAATAATACAAAGTTTGGAATCTATTTTAGAGCAATGTAAAGACAAAAAAGACTTATCAACTCATAATCAGATAAAAGACAGTTCAATATATTATGAAGGAATGGTAGATGTATTGAGTTATGCTATAGATTCTTTTAAAGACTTCTCTGTTCAAGACGAGAATGAGTGGAGAACTGAGATATATGAATCTGGATTTATAGATGGTACTAAAAAAACAATTATATGAAAGTGTTTTTAGTATTTAAATAATACATTCCCAATTAGCTCAGAGGCTTAGAGCATACTGACGTAAAACATCTGGTAGGTCATCGGTTCGAGTCCGATATTGGGAACCTATAATAATATAGGTAAGAGACCCGATAATTAAGTTTATCGGGTCTTCTTGTGTTTAATATGATGGGTAAAATAATTACACTTCTTTTAGGACCTATGTTTAATATGAGGGGATGTTTAATATGATGGTGTGTTTAATATGACCCCGTGTTTAATAATATGGTATGTTTAATAATATGGGGGTAAATTCCTTATCCATATTAATTCTAGATAGCTTATTTAGATTGATTATAAATAGTATATTTGTTTGCATATTGTAATAAATTATTGTATACGTGTACGCGTACATTCTATGTAAATTATAATACAAAGGTAAAGTGTCAATCCAGTGTAAAAAAGCGTAAAAAAAGTTAAATTGTAAAGTTTTTGCTTTTTTATGTTTTGTATTAAAATAAAAGTGTATATTTGTAGTGTAGTAATTAAACAACCAATAAAACAAAAACAAAATGAAAGAAACAATACAACAAATTAGAGAATTAGCAATTGCAACAGATAATAGTTATTTATTACATAAAATATCTATTTTAGAAACTGAAATAAAAATAGCAATATGCGACGAAAAAATAGAAACTTATAATAATTTTTTAAATAAATAATATATGCAAATAAATATAATTAAGGCGGTGCAAATTTATACTACAAAAAAAGATTTTTTAGTGTATACGGTTGAAAATAATAAATTAGAAAAATATATTTTAACTAATGATTTAACTAGGCACCGTAAAAAATTTGGCATAAATAGCAAATTTATTTTAACCGATATAATAAAAAAAGAAATAAAATTAATTAACATAAACCTTTAAAAATAAAAAAAATGAATTATACAAAACAGTTAAATTTATCAGAATTTAAATTCTGGTCAGGTGCAAAAAATCATTCTTTCAATTATACAGAGCTTAGTTTGATTGAATGTACCTTAGAAGATTTGTACCACGAAAATGTACCAAGTGAAACTGATATCAATGATTTGTTCTGGTTTCAAGAAGAAGAGATTTGCGATTGGATTGGATTGAATTATAATGAATATTTAAAAAGATAAAATATAAATATAATGATTAAAATATACGGCAGTACAAATAATAAAAATACACACACGGATACCAGTAAAACGTTATTAGGTGCAAAACAATATGCGACCAGAAACAATCTAAAAAACGTATCCGTAAGGATTGGGTATAATATAACTCTATTAGAATTTAAGCAAAACAATAATTGGATTAAATACACTGAATTTCTAAACTTATTTAAATAAAACAAAATGAAAACTATATATAAATTAACAGCCACAAGAATTGACAAAAATAACAAATATGTTATTGAAGAAAGCTTTTTTACCTCTGAAAACAAAGCTAATAGTAGTATGGAGTATTTAAAAAAATACTTAATTTATAATCATTCTTTAAACGAAAATAATATAGAGCATTACAAAAATTACAACAAAATACAGACTTTTATAATTGATAATACATTCAATGTATCTCTTATAGGGCACAGCATTAAAACAAATATCTTAAAATATATATAACAACTAAAACAATAAACAAAATGAATAACATAAATAAAAAAATATACACAAGCAATAAGTACAAAGATGAACTAACCTCTTATGCACTGCATTGCGGATACGTACAGTATAGAAATAATAAAAGTTTACAGGTTATTCACAATATGTATATAGTGAGCTTCCTATATGGTCAAGAATATTTTAGTACTATAAAAAATGCAAGGCTGTACCTATACAAAGGTATTTTAATAAAGGAGTAACAATAACATACCAAACAAATTAATTTACCTACTATATTTATTTATGGTGGGTATTTTTATACCCTATAATAATCTATAGATTTAGTCTATAATGAATACTTTTGATATAGAATATTCTTATACAGATATTATTTTAATAGTCTGATAATGTTATGTAGTATGTAGAAATAATTTAAACCACCCTTTTAACCTCATTTAACACGCTCTAATCACCTACCCACACTACATCCATACCGATATACTACATATAATTATAATAGCTTAAACAGGCTGTAATATAGCTTAGATTAGGCATAAGGTTTGTCTATAGTGTTTGGACGTAATATAAGCTTTGTCTATGGTAAGTACCTTAATTAAATAAATTCAAACAAAAGTCAAATATCTTTTCACCTAAAACATAGATACCGTATTAGAAAAAATAATAAATAGTCAAATATCTTTTTGCTGATATGTAATATTATAGGTTAGAAAAATAAATGGTATGCTAAGTAAAGTCACACCCTCCTAATATTTTAAAGATATTGTTTGCGAGACAATTGATAAAGCTTATATGCTCGTTAGTGTGAATATCTATTGGGTGATAATAGGAAAATAAAAAAGGATAGATGCAATTACTAAGGAGACTTGATTGACCTGAGCCAATAACCGTGTTAGGATTAAAGTTTAGTAGGTTAGAGAGAACTACAGCTCTTATTATGATAACTAAAAACATACTAATCTGTTCGCCTATTATAGACAAATAGTATCAGTATGTTTATAACTATAGGTAAAATCTATTCTTTAAAGTAATACCATCCTGATTTCTTTTCACTATCTAAAGTTCCTTTCTTGGTGTAGTAGTCTAATGGCTGGTTTTCCCATAACTGCCAATCTATTATCTTATCCACTAGCTCATTTATTGTCTTAGCGTGTAGTATAAGTGTTTGGTCTGTACCTCTATTGATTTCTAGCTTAATGTCTTTCATAATTTATTCTTTAAGGTATTTTACTATTATTGCTATAGCAAATATTGATAGTACTATCGTTATTCCATTCATAATTATAATTTATTTATTTCTTGTTTAACATCTTGCCAATATTCCCAAGTATTATGGTTTAAAATCCTGTTATCTAGTACCTCATCTACACAAATTAATGCACATTGTTTAGCACTAATTTTGCTACCTTGATAACATTCGTTAAAATCTATGTTACAATAAAAATTTTCTACTAATTCCTCAGCCTTTTCTTTTGGTGTCATATCTTGTTGTGTATTTTGTTAGCTTCTTTTATAGCACTAATTCTAGCCTTTTGCCTAGTGTCAAAATAGTTAGAATCAAATCCTGATGGCTCTATATCAAACCAAAAACTTTCATCGTATTGATTTAAACTAATATAAAGACCTACACTATCAAAGAAGTCTACATAAACACCGTATCTCATCTTGGTAGATAAATCTTTAAAACCCAACCCGTCTCCACTATATTCAATTGTTGTTAATGGGAATATAAATTCACTTATATTTAACTCGTACCACTTTTCAAAATCTACCTTACATTTTCCTGTTAATTTCATATCTTAAAACATTTTAAATTGACTACTGTCTAACTCTTCCCAAGAAACTATTTGTTTCTTAACTTGATTAATGTCTTGGTTAATAAATTTTCTATCAAGTTTTAATATATCCATTCTATTATTTAAGGTGTTTATATTGTGAGCCACCTCTTTTGCTGTATAAGTTTTACTTTCTTTCATCTTCTTCTGTTTTATCTATTCGTTGTTGTGCTTTCTGTATAAGTTCTTTGCAAACCATTGCCTTGTATTTAATTACAAACTTTGCTTCTTTTATTGTCATATCGTTTGGTTTAATTCAATTTCTATTGCCTTATCTAATAACTGTCTAATGTTGTCAGCATTTATGTGTTGAGTAACACAAGTGAACATTGATAAATAATATGGAAAATTTGTACTTTGCGAACCTATTATTTCTATGCTAAATTTGTCTTGTTGTCTGCAAATAAAATCAATATAATCAGTATCAGAATATTTTTGAATATAATTATCATTTGCAATTGTATTTAGTTCTTTCCTTAAAAACTCGTCTGTTTTATAAGTTAGATGCTTTTTTAAAATCTCTCTTATTTCTAAAACTCTAAAGCTATCCTTCATATTAATCTATTTTTAGGAAATCAGTTAAATATTCCTTGTATTCGTGTTTTTTATCAATAACATTATACTTGGGGTTAAATACATTTATGTAAACGTATTCAGCAATATCTATATTTGCAGAATAAGGTGTTATATGTATAAAATAAACATCATCAAAATCTTTGTTTTTTTTATGATTAATAACTCTATTATTTATACATCTTTGAGATTTACCTACATATATAACATTATTGTTTTTCATTAAAAAATAAACACCAGTTTGTTTGTCGTAATCATAATCGTTTACTACATTATCAAATGGTATGTTTTTTAATTTAAATTTGTTTTTATATAACTCTAAATAATCTTCGATTGTTGCGCACCATTTCATATTAATCTATTTTTAGGAATTCAGATTCAGCATAAGTCATAAACCATTCTTTATTGTTCTCATACTTTTCCACAATAGCCTCCAGTATAACAACCTCTTCTATAGTCTTTAGCTTCGCTATCCTGTTTATAAGACTATCTACCTTGTTTAATATATTAGTCGTCATCATAGGGTCAGATTCGTAAACAACATCAAA